ATCTGGCTTGTTGTAACGAAAGGTGCATTATGAAAAGACCATTACCAAAGCGTAACGAACGTTCAAAGAAAAACAAGAGGAATAAGTAATGGACTACACCCCTTATGAAGAGTCGTTAGCCGCTATAAATGGGTTACCTGTTGATTTAGAGTCAAAACCAGCTACTGACTTTGCTACTTATATTCAGACATTACTAGACAATCCAGCCCCTCGTGGGTTTATGTTATCTGGTCGTGCTCCAGCGACTGCGGAAGAAGAGTTAGAGTTAAAGAAAGCTGAGGAAGTAATAAAGAAATTAGTACCAGCTTCTATGTTTGCTGGAGAAGGTGACTCAGGTGATGGGTTTGCACCCGCTGATAACGGTACTGGTTTTTCTATGGGAATAGGTAAGGCTACTGACGCAATTACATCAGATGCTATTCAATCAGCGGTAAAAGGTTTTATGAGAGGTGGTGTGTTAGGAGCAATTACAAACGGCTTATTCTCTTATGGTTCAGGTATGTTGGGTTTACAGTCTATGGTTAACGACACCCCAGACCCTTTAGGAACATTATCTGCTTTGCAAGGATGGTCTCCTGTCCCTGTTACTAACCTTAATACTTATTCTCCCGAAGCTATTGCAGAAGCTAATAACAACCAAGCAAACCAAATGGCTGTAGACCCCGGAGTAGAGGCGGCAGTAGCAGCTAACGATGCAGCGGAGAATGCAGCAGCGGCACAGGCTTTAGCTATCCAAGGTATTGGAATTGACGCTTTTGGGGGGTCTAGTAATAGCGATGGCGGTGGTGGGGGTTACTCAGGGCCGGGTGGTGTTGGCGGTACTGGTGTTAGTCCGGGCGGTGGTAACGCTGCTGGTGGTTATGGTTTTGGAGGCTGGTAATGAAACACTCAGTAGGTAAACAACTCACAGCGGGTGTCGCCAATACAATCTTTGTAGTCCCACAGGGGTATAAGGCAGAGGTGGATTTGTTATTCATCTCTAACCTTGATGCTAACAACAAGACTACCACGGCTTATTGGCAACACGCTCACGACATTAACCACAAGATTAAGATTATTGACTTGTACCCAATGGCTTCTCATAGTTTTTTACAGTTTAGTAATGGGTCTATTGTGATGCAACAAGGGGATTCTTTTGTTATTCAACCACAAGATGGTGCAACTCAAAGTTGTATCATCACGTTTGACCTATATAAAGAAGCACAAACTGTAGCATTTGATGGTGAATAAGCTTGACAAATTGAGAAATCTGTGGTATAATACCAACAAAGGAAGAAACAAATGACATATTTAGAACTTGTCAACAAAGTCTTACGACGGCTTCGAGAAAGTGAAGCAAATACTGTTCAAGGTACAGGGAACGTAAATGTGTACCCTAGACTTATTGGCGACTACATTAACGAAGCTAAGTCTCAGGTAGAGGTAGCGTGGGATTGGAGTGCCTTGCGTTCTACTTTGACGCTTACAACAGAGGCTGATATATTTAACTACGAGTTGTTGGGTTCACAGAATAACTTTAAAGTCTTAGATGTTTGGAATGACACTAAAGACTTTGAAATGGAATATCGTACTGGATACTGGTTTGACCAACAGTTTTTAGGCGCAAATCCTACAAAAGGAAGTCCTACAAACTATAATTTCAATGGCGTGAGTGTGGCTAGAAACACTCAGGTAGACCTCTTCCCAATTCCTGATGGTGTGTATGACTTACGGTTTAACGTCACCTTACGTAACGGAGAGTTGGTTAACGACACTGATACAGTGATGATTCCACCTCGTCCTATCTTTCTGTTAGCCACTGCGATGGCAATTGAAGAGCGAGGCGAGGATGGTGGACAACAAAGCATGAACGCTTATGCTGCTGCTCAGTCGGCATTGGCAGATGAGATTGCAATGGATGCGGCTCGTCACCCAGAGGACACTATTTGGTATAGCGTATGAAACAATTAACACCTACCTCTATTGTCGCACCCGGCTTCTTTGGGTTAAATACACAAGAGAGCAGTGTTACCCTTTCATCCAACTATGCCCTCACAGCCGATAACTGCATCATTGACCAATATGGTCGTATGGGTGCTCGTAAGGGCTGGACAATGCAAACTGTAGATGGTGCAGATGAGTTGTCCGGTCAAGTTGTAGAAGGCATCTTTGAGCATGTTAATGCGGATAACACTGTTGACATCTTAGTCTCAGGTAACAACAAGGTTTTGTTACAGGAGGATGATTTTACCTTAACAGATATTACACCTTCCTTATATACTATTAGCAATAATAACTGGAAGGCTTCTAACCTTAATGACCACTCGTTGTTGGTTCAGCAGGATCAAGAGCCTCTTATATTTACAAGAGAGAGTGGTAGCCCTGTGTTACACCCTGAAAGCTCTCATACGACTCATGGTGGGCCTTATACGCCTTCCTTTGGTACTAGCTACCCTAGAGATGGAATAGCCGCCTACGGTCGTTTCTGGGTGCATGACGGTGAAACTATCTACTGGTCTACGGATATTGCTGATTCAGCTTTCCCTGCCTTCTCAGGAGGAACCAGTGGGACTCTTAACATAGCATCTGTGTTACCTAAGAACGTAGATACAATTGTTGCCTTAACTGCCCACAATGACTTTCTAATTATCTTCTGTGAGCGTAACATTGTTATTTACTCTGGAGCTAATGATCCTCTTGGTAATTTCCAACTTAACGATATTATTGATGGCGTGGGTTGTATTGCTCGTGACAGTGTACAAAGCACAGGTGGGGATTTAATCTTCCTATCTGACACAGGTATTCGTTCTTTGGGTCGTTTGATTCAAGAGAAGTCTTTACCAATGCGTGACCTTACTAAGAATGTAAGGGATGATTTCTTATCGGTGGTTAACACTGAAATTACTGTTAACAGTGGGTTAAACAAGGTCAAGAGCATTTACTCTGAGAACAATGCTTTCTATTTAATATCATTCCCTTCTCAGTCTCTCGTTTATTGTTTAGACATGAGACAAGCGTTAGAAGATGGAGCAGCCCGTGTTACTTCTTGGAATAAACACAAGATAACGGCAATGCTTAGGACAAGAGATAGAGAAGTTTTCTTAGGTAAACCAAACGGTATCGGTGTTTACGGTGGTTACCAAGATAACGGTAATAAGTATCGTATGCGTTTCTTTTCTAGCTACCTTGACATGGGTCAGCCTACTGTTAAGAAGATGCTCAAACGTGTTAACGTAATGGTTATCGGTGGTAGTGGTCAAATCTTTATTGTAAAGGCTGGTTTTGATTATTATGGTGCTTCGTTCTCTTACCCCTTTGAGATCAACGCAGGACAAGCTTACGAATACGGAATTGCTGAATATGGCCTTGCTGAGTATGTAGCTGGTGTTTTAATTGACAAAGTTAGCACACCGGGTCAAGGTAGTGGTGAGGTTGTTCAGATTGGTTTTGAAGCTAACGTAAACGGTCAAGAACTAAGTGTACAAAAATTAGATGTTTTTGTTAAAACGGGAAGGATAAACTAATGACAAACTATGTAAAAGAAACAGATTTTACCGCTAAAGATACATTACCATCTGGCAATGCAGAAAAGATTGTTAGAGGCTCAGAGATAGATGATGAGTTTGATGCTATTGAGGCTAGTTCAGCTACGAAGGCTGATCTCGCAAACCCAACATTTACAGGAACTGTTGTTATCCCTACCCTTGACGGGGCGGCTATCAATGGTGGAACTTACTAAGGAATTATTATGGCATGGTATGATGATGCACTTCAAGCTGGTATTGATTACGTTACAGACAACCCAGCAGAAGTTGCTAAAGGGGTTTACAGTCTTTACACAGGGTATCAAACAGCTAACCAAGCGGAAGACGCGGCTAACAGGGCGGCGGCACAACAAGCGCAAGCTGGTCTGGCTGCTTCTGAAGCTGCTAAGTTTAAACCCTACTCTGTTTCAACTGGTTTTGGGTCAAGTTACTTTAACCCGGAGACACAACAAGCTGGCTACGAGTTAGACCCTGTATTAACTAGCTTCCGTAATCAACTATACGGGACGGGTGCTGAGTTCTTAGGGCAGATTCAAACAGACCCTACAGCAGCGGCACAGCAATACTACAACCAACAACAAGGTTTGATGTCTGGTGGTAGAGAGGCTGAGGACATTGCCCTACGCAACCGACAGCTTCAACAGGGGCGTATTGGTCTAGGCTTATCAGGCGCGGCTATGGGTGCTGGCGCTGGTACAGGGTATGTTAACCCACAACAGTACCAACAGCAATTGGCTCGTTCACAACAAGACCAACAACTAGCTGCCCAGTCTATGCAACTTGCACAGGCAGACATTGACAGGAACATCTCTCGTGGTACTGGTTTGATGCAGAGTGGTTTTGGTGTTGAAGAGTTAGGATTACGTCCACTTACAATTGGTGCTGACATTGGCGCAGGTCAACAAACATCAGGTGGTCAACAGGCTCAGGCGTTGTTAGCTGGTGGTCAAGGTGCTGCTAATAGCCGACTTGCGGGTGAGATTGCATCTATGAGAGCACAACAAGGTGCTGTCGGTGGCTTCAGTGGCTTGTTCAGTTAATAAGGATATAAGATGGCAAATACAATATCAGGGTTGTTTGGAATGCAAAACCCACAACAGCTACAACAGGATTACTTGTCTGGGTTGATGGTTTCTCCTGCTCAGATGGGTCAACAAGGGTTGTTACAGCAACTTGCCTCGGTAGGCGCTAATGCTGGAGCCATGATGGGCTACGGTGGTGGTCGTTTGTTAGGCGGTAAAGTGGCTGGTGAGCAAGAGGCTCTAGCGATTAAAAAAGTGATGGATGAGACAAAAGGTGAAACTGATCCTATTAAACGTCTACGTGCTGCTTCTTCTCAATTGTCTTCTTTAGGAATGCACAAAGCCGCCCAAAAAGCAGCGGAGCAAGCAGACGTTTATGAGGTACGCGATTTAACGATGCAGGAAAAGAAAGCAGCAATTGAAGGTACTAAGGCTAAGACAGCCAAAGATGCGGCGGATGCTGCTGCAAAAACGGCTAAAATTACATCCAGAACTGCCACACTAACTAAAAGATTTCCTGAGTTAGAAGATTCTGAAATATCAGCTAT